CCCGTCGGCACGGGTTTACTCACTAGGGACCCCCCCACTCCCATAAGGCAGTGGAACTTTCCCTAGCGAGGGGGCGATGGGTCGTCACACCCATACGCCCCGTGCGGCCAGACCATGGAACAAGTTTCCGTAGGCTGACACTTACTCCCCCCTTTTCTCAGCGTCCAGACGAAATCTGGACAAGTCTCGGTAACCGAGACGCCAAGTAAAAGGGGGGGAGCAAGGGAGAGGTGGGGCCGAGAAAACCAAGGCCCTCCCGAGGTGAGGAACCCCGGAAGACCCGGTAACCCAGCCTTCTTCTCCCACTTCCCGAGGCGTTGATTCCAAACCTGTCCAGAGTACTCAGAGTGATCAACTCTAGAATCTCTGGCCTCTCTGAGCCCACCTGGGACACGGAGGGTAAGGATGAGACCGGAATCCTGGAATGGGCTCCGAGACACCCTAGACATGAGTTTGGACATCGCCTCAGGAGAGTTCATCAGCCTGCAGGCTTGTCGGCCAAGCCGGTGGCTGACACGGGCCGCCCGTTTCGGGTTATCAGTCCCCAGAGGGTCAACAGAGAAGGGATTATACATCCACTTCACGAGATCCCTCCAGGTGTCCGACTTCTCGAACGGGAGACCCATGTCAGACTCGAGTTTAAAGAGGTCCTTACTCATCCCCACTAGTACGTGGATGACGGGGTAGGACTTCTCAAACTCTGGCCAATCCAGCGATCCGCACGACTTAAGGTGGGAGCGGCGCATGTCAGAGTAAAACTGAAATACGTCGGTCCCAGACTTAAGAGAGCTCTGGAACTGATTGGACAGGAGAAGGAAAGCTGCTCCCTCGAAAGAGCGGCTATCCTCCTCAACCCCTCACCAGGAGAGTTCCCCGCTCACGGTACCGAAATAAGTACCAGCCGAGATCTCCCCGGAGAGGAGTTTTGTCCCAAGTTCGCACAGGTAGGCATCCCGATAGACCTGGTCGAGTCAAACCCGACCAGACTTGGGATTAACCTTTTCCTGAAGAGCTCGGACCGCGGAAGGGATCCCACTTAGTGTGGTATACCCTTTCCTAGCCTCTCCTCGAAGAGCAGAAACGACCAGTGGAATACTCCACCACTGGTCGCTCACAGAGGAGACTGGGAAAGGAGTAATTTCCTGACCCCGGTAGAGGAGGCGTTTCGCAAACTCACAGAGCTCTTTCGAGACGTAAGTTTTCGAAGGAGACGCCTCTACCCCGAGGATCCCCAGGATCTTAAGGTACTGGCGAGCGACTCTGCTGTCTCCGATCAGGATATCGTCCCCGAGAAGGACGTACCTGGCCGTTGACCACTTAACACCCGACCTCTGGCATGCCACGTACACCACAAAGTGGTGTGCGACGGCGAAGGCCGACCACGAAGAGTAGGCCCCCATTGGGTTACCGCAGTTGTAAACTACGGGACCACCTACAGTGGAGAAAGGGTACCCCACCATAAGGTTCTTCCAGTGGTGGACGAAGTGAGAGTCAAACAGCCCCTCAAGGGTGAAGGAGATCAGGGAGATAGGGAACCTATCGGTGGCCTTACTAAGGTCCACAGAATAGAAGACTCCATCCCCCTGTCCACCCCAATCCCGGACACGTTCGTGGAACTCCCCTTGGCTAAAAGTCATATCCTGAGGAATTACCCTCAGGATACCGAACAGTCGATCGTGCAGAGGGCGGAGGGCGGTCTGGGACCAATAGTCCAGGATCGCCACCATCCTCGTCTTACCCTCCTTATCCTGGATCCCCGTGACCCGGCGAATAGGAACCGGGCGAGGGGTCCCCAGGAGTCCGAGGATAGGACTCGACTGCAGGTATTCCATAATTCGATATAGCTTGTTTCCCCCGACAACTCGAATAGATTGCCGGAGGGTCTCAGGCAGGGACCAGAGGTCATCCCAACACTCTAGAAGAGCGTGGGAGCCCCCCGGGCCCTTCTTCGTCGAAAAGTGGAACGACTTCCACCAGCAATACCCGTCGAGTTCCGGATCCCTCCTCTGGAGCTCGGCTCAAAAGCTCTTAAGGTGGGTGCGCAGACCCTGTAGCCACCGCTCGTCGAAAGACGACGGGGACACGATCGAGTCCACATCAATCCTGACGGGGAGACGTTCACCCCGAAGGAGGACTAGAGCTGTCGTGTACATTCGGAGGTGAACCACCGAGACACGATGCAGGTCTGCCACTTCCCTGGGAAGTCAGTATACCCGTCGAAGACGACGTGTAACACGCCTACTCTCCTCCGAGTCTGGGTGGGCCAGGGCATAAAGAAGGGACTCGCGTCCCTCCTTACACCAGGAAATGGCAAAAGCCGTTCCCCGGGAAACCCAAACCCGCCCCAGCTTCAGAAGGAACCCGGAAACGAGTTCCATGGTACAGCCTTGTTGGGGAAACATAGTTTCCCGAACCCACCCAATGCATCGAACTAGGTGGGCCCACCGATTTAGTCGGTAGGCCAGCCCTCTTGCCCTTTTAGAGGCAGGGCGGCTTCTGGTGCTAGCGAGATTAACCATCTGGCTGTGCCAGTCCCATAGACGCTGCATTGTTGTAATGGGGGGTTGGAGCGGCGGACGAAATGGGTAATAAAATTTCGACCACCCTCCAGACCTTCCCCCTAGGGTTCAGAGGAGCGACTTGTACGCCAGCCTCCCCCTCCCCCTTGGAGGGGCCTGGCCTCAGGAGCACGCACCTAACTTGAAGCCGAACGACTCCCCAAACCATTCGGGCTACCCGCACAGTAGTTGTGAATGGACCTAGGTCCACTGCTGTCAGGGCCCATCCTGGCGCGGAAGGCCGACACGCTCAGCCAAGCGTGGGGCGGTCTCAGGTCTCCTGAGACCGGAACAGTGTCGACAGAGCGAGTGGCCTGAGGGTTCTTCCCTCTTATCCCCGTTAGGGAGAGACCATCCACTTCGCGCGTCCCGCGGTCCAACGAACCACAGGAGCATGTGACCTCTGCTCCTCTCACCGGGGAATAACCCCCGAGACCTTCCGGCCAAACCACCCACGCTTGCCCAAGGCGCAGGGGGTCTGGACGTTAGGTCCCGGGGCGGGGACCCCGGGGAGTAGACCCTCTTACGAGG